GACTTCCATTCTCAAAAAACGTTCCACCTGGCTGGAACTGAGAATTGTCTAATGAGTCCTCAATTTGAGTAACGTCGACATTGGTGGGATTAAACTTGTCAGATATAACCCACATCTTCACAAACACAGGAGTTGTGGATCCCGTGTTTGGCCAAAGAGTCGCTTTCATCATAAATCTCTTCAGCTTAATCTTGTTGCCAATACGAGCTCCTGTACCGGTGCCAACACCAATATTTCGAAGCACTACGGACGTGTCGATAATATTACGAGAGTCGAAATTTGGATAGTTAGGCGGATAACTTCCAATTCTCCTCGACTGCTGGTTACGAACCATCTTCTTCTCCGCAGCTCTTGATATCTCCCGTCTAACAACGACGGCCATTGAGCGTCGGAGAGCTTTACGCTTAAAACTTTTCTTAATGCGATTTTGACGCAAAGGTTTTCTACGCTTAATAAATCTCTTCATTTAAATTATGATTTATTCATGAAGTCTTTTCCTAGAGTTCCTAGAAAATGAACGATTTTAAATCTGCGAAGTATTGGTTCTAAGTCCTTACAATCTTCCCAGATTTCACTTGGATGATAGTTGCTTGTGACAATGATCTTTCTTGGACGAATATCAATCTTGCCACCCTTTATTTCAGCTGGAAACGGATATCGATCAGCCCAAATCTTCATGTGATGGACCAGTACCTTGTGGTCCTTATCAAAATCTTCAATTATAACAACCTCTTGGCCGTTATAACTGTCCCACCACTTGTTACACATCTTCAGATAGGCATCTGGATTCTCCTGCCTTGCTTGATACGATTTTCCGGTACCAGCTTTACCATAATACCATTCATGCTCCAGTTCCCCATCAATGGTCTCTAAGCATCTGTGTTGCTGTGCCTCCTTCATTACTCTATATTCGGCAGCCTTAATGTGATGGGTTGCAGCATAGGGAATACTTTCATAATCCCCGTTGCGTATACATTCACACGTTCGCCTCATAAGCTCCTCCATAGCAGCAGCACCAGCAGCACCACAATCATCCACTGGTAAAATGCCCCATTCCCAATAATCTCCGTCTTTCTTGCAGTAATCGGATGCCTGTCTATGAGTTCCTCGTCTCTCCTCAAAATGAGCTGTTGGAAACCAGTCCTTGAGTTGACCGAGGCTCTTCTTCTCCTTAAAATAGACATAACCTTGCAAATGGGGCGTGCCACTTTCGCCAATCTCTCTACCAACGACAATATACTTGACCTCGCCGACATAGTATGCGAGGGCCCAACATTGGTGCTCGTCCGTTTCAGTGTAATTATTAACTGTAAACACATACGACCGAGATCTGCTCATTATTTCAATTATGAATTGAAATAAACGTTCTAATTGCTTCTAGAAACTTCTAGAAGCTTTTCTAACTTCCCCTGGCATTTGACCTGCCCAGGGGGGGTAGGGGTAATACTAGACCCTACCCCCCTGGTCAAATAGTTTGGTACGCCTGCAGCGCGCCTGGGGTGCCTGTTGGTATTGCCGCTCAACGCCGCTCGGGGCTCCGGGTCGCTCATGGCCGCTAGGCCTAGCCACTACGCGTGGCGGCGGGGGAAGTTAGGGGGTTTTAAAATTAAATGTCTTCAAATTGAACATTTAATGTATGACTCAAAGAAGCTACATCCGCACCTACGTTAATAGTAGATTCGTCGTAATTCATGGCTAAAAATACGACAAACACTTTTCTCGTGTACCACGCAGTTGTCATTGAATCTTGATACGTCACGGTCTTTGGCATATATTTTAACAAATTCACACTGAACGTATGATTCAACTTGAAGTCGTTGTTTCCTGCTGTTCCTGGACCATTAGCAACACCAATCTTAAACAAGCGAGTATGATGGACAGTAAATCGATCCCTATTTACATCCATCTGCAAGTCAAACAAATTTCCTAACGCTCCCGAAGTTTGACTTCCATTCTCAAAAAACGTTCCACCTGGCTGGAACTGAGAATTGTCTAATGAGTCCTCAATTTGAGTAACGTCGACATTGGTGGGATTAAACTTGTCAGATATAACCCACATCTTCAC